GCGACCGTCTGCAGAGGCGGGTGACCACACGGAATATCCGGGGCCGTATCCTGCCTGAATAGCGGTCTGGATCATACGAATAATCATTTCGCGATCGATTTCGGCCTGCAACTCATACGACATTGCGTTAGTGAGTTCGGTATCGATATCGATGCCATTCATATTCTTAAGATCCTGCTCGAGTTCAACAGACCAACGAGCGGCGAGCCTACGAGTACCAGCCTCAACGGCTGTCTTTTCGAAGCTGACCAGGATCTGAGGGATCTTGGATGTTAACTCAAATTGCGAAAGCAATTGAGCAACACCAGTATCCTGATCCATCATCGGGAACAAGCCACCAGCATTGGCTGTTAAGCCAGTGGATGACGTTCCTGTAAAGCGTGTATCGAGATATTGATATCCCAATTCAGCGCCATTAGATTGTGCTTGAGGGTTGCTGAAGTTAGAACCAGCTGTCAACGAGGCATCAAGCCCTGAACCAGCTGAATCATAACCTAAAGCGTTAGAATCGTACTTATAACGAAGAGCAAAAGCAAGACCTACGGGTCCGCTCATGGGCTGAACACCAACGATTTCGTTAGTGATCAACTCAGGGAACGTACGGCGAATCATCGGAATTAGAATCTTAGGAAGACGTGCATCATTTGGAGCGTAGGAATCAACATTACCAACATGACCACCAGTACCACCTGCGTCAATGGAACCAAAGACGCTAGTTGAACCACCAGCTATGTTGTTAGAGCTATTTCCGTAGGCTTCGAAACACCACTTCTCTTGGTTTTCCAAGAGGATAGCAGTGTTTAAACGAGTGTGATCATCTTCGATCGTGCGAACGTTGTCGGAAGAGTAATCCAATACTGGACCCCATTTCTCGAGCAATACCTTCGCGCGTGATTCATCGATGTATGCCTGTGTAGGACGAACTTGTTTTGACATAATTTAATTTTATATCCTTTATAAGTGAATGTCGACCAGTTAATTTTTTCTATTCAGGGTTAACCCTAAACAAATCTTTTTCGAGAGAAATTAGTATTTGCTGAGCTCATTCATATACAATCCAAATGCTGGATCGTCTTTTGAAGGAGTTTCAACTTTTTCTTCAATTACTGGACGATCAACTTCTGTTGAAATCGACTCAGCAACTGCTTCTGTTTTAAGATTTGTAAGCCGTTCTTCTTCAGTTTTCTCAAATAATTTGAGTGTGTAGTCAAAGTTCTCCTTAATAAATTCTGGAGTTTTATGGCCGAGCATTTTTTTCATATATGTTCTCTTTTCTTCATCTAGATCAGATAATCTCTTTTCTAGTACAAGCTGAGCGAGCATCTTACGATTTTCCTCGGTTAACTTTTCTACCTGCTTATTAGCGGCTTCAAGCTGCGTTGCAGCTTCATCAATCTTGGTCTTTCCATCTACAATAGCATCTCTGATATTATCTTTAGCGAGTGCCATGTCAACAGAAAGTTCTGTACGAAGACCTTCGAGAACAGTAATAGCTCTCTTGTTCTTGACAGCTTCCTTTATATCTGATAAAGGAAGTTTTTCTTCCAAGTAAATATCAAGGTATTTACTAACCTTGTCTACCATACTGTCTTTAAATGACGAAGCTTCTTTTTTAACGGTAGCTTCATATTTTTCGACAATTGTTTTTAGTTTTTCTGCACGATCTGCATCAACTGCTTCAACAACCTTTTTAAGCTTGTTGGTATGATCAGTATCAATTGCTTCTACTAAAGTTTCTAGTTTCTTTGAATAATCAGCATCTTGCTCGGTAAGAGCTTTTTCTACGTGAAGCTGTACTCTTTCATTAACTGTACTATCAAACGCAGCTTCGATTTCCTTAAGAACATCCTCTGTAAGGATATCCTTAGTAGCTTCTCTCAATACCTTTGTGATGTTGTTTTCCATAAATTAAAAAAGTTTTTCTTTTAGAGCCTCACCGATCTTTGCTTTGAGCTTTGAATCGATGACGTTCTGTAAATATTTATTAGCCTCAGAATAATTTTTCTGAGAAATTGAACTTAAAAACTTAACTATTTCTTGATGCTCGTTAAGCTTCTTTTTGTCGTTTTTCTTGTCTTGCTTTTTGTCAGCTTTTTTAGCCATATAAATATTTATTTAGTTGTATATCAATTTTCTACATTTTACGAAGTCTTTAAGAACTTGAAAAAAGATATTATCTGCTCCTTCAGAAAAGATTGTACCTCACGAGTAGGTAATTTTTTCAACGAATTTTCAAATCTATCATAAATTTCTTCTAACTGTCCGTCCTGTGCTAGAACGTATTGCTTACTTTCTAATATACCATTTACAAAAGCTTTAGGGCAAGAGGGGTCTGCAACACAGTCAACTGCAATTAACCGCATATCCGTTACACGGTTAACACCACCAGACTCTTCATTTAATTTACCTAATGCACGGCTAGACATACCAACCTTTACGCCGTCATTAACAAGAGATCTAACTAGCTGACCCATGGGTGTAGAGAGTACTTGTGACTTACCTATTACATAATTACCTTCCATTTTTAAATTCGTAACTATATGGCATGCACGCTCTAAATTCACTTCAGCTGATGTTGGGTGATTAAGTTCACCCATTGCGCGTTGTGTGTTAACCATTTCTTTTACATAGCGATTAACTTCACGCTCCATATCAGTCTTTTCATATACTCTCTGGTTTTTATTAACTTCATTACAAACCATGTATGGTCCTTGAATGCACAGTTTGCCTGGTTCTTTAGAATTTTTTTCTTCTAGAATATATTCAAATTGCTCTTCAGGAGCCGGC